ATAGTATAACACTATAATTATTACAGATATAATTAAACATACGATAAATAATAATCCATCATTCAATAATAATGCTAATGATACCAACGTAATCATTAAACCTGGTATAAAATTTGTTAATACAATGGGAATCATCATAATAAGGCTTAATAGTATAAATATTAAACTTGTTACTATTATTGACATTGGATTTATAAGATTTGATATCCGAGATTTGAATACAACTTTTATTTTTTCTAAATATGATTTATATTTCATAGCCTTTTTAGATTTTAAGAATGTAACATTTATCTTTTTATTTTTAATAAATTCTGGTAAATATGGTGTTTTGATTCGGAACAACAATTGTACCGATAATAAACCTATAAATACAGCAAAAATTGCGCTTGTTATCGATAACCCAAATGGAGTCAATATTGGTCCTAGTGGGGTAGGTATTAATGAAATAAATGATATTATAAATATTAATGTAAATATACCATATTCTTTAAAATGATCAGTTAATTCTGTTACAGTATATTCTGGTTTATTTAAAGAATTAATTTTTTGGAATATATCCATTAAATATAAATAAATATTATTATTATATGTTAAGTGTATTATATGAATTATATTATAGAGTCAAAACTTATTTTAATACTATGTTTAATATAAATAATAATGTATTTGATTTTACGAAGATAAATGAAATAACTAAAGAAAAAATATTAATTTTAGAAACCGAAATTAATGTGATGTATAATGATATTAATGAAAAATATATGTATAAAATGCTAAAAAAAATAAATGATGATTTTGATACGACGACACCACTAAATAAAGTAATCGACTATTTAGAAGAAGAATCAATCTTTATATTACAAAATAAAGATAATCTTGAAGTATCTATTAATGAAATTAAACAAAATACACATGTTTTAGAATTGATACGTCATTTTAAAATTTTACAAGAGATTGATACCAAAAAAAATGAAATCAAAAAGTTATATAAATAAAATTGATTTAAAATATATTTACCTTTAATTGAATATAAATGGAAGAAATAAAGGTAATTGTAAATCCATACAATTTTAACAATAAATTAATATCGGTAAATGATATACACAAAATTCTACAAGAGTATGATATAACTGATACAATTCATAGTTCTAAATTATATCAAATGGCTTTTGTTCACAGTTCTTACACTAAAAAGGACCCATCAGAAATAGGTGAAAATGTGGTATTAGCATCCAAACCTGAGGGAGCATTAGAATTAATGGAGAACGATTATGAAAGATTAGAGTTTTTAGGGGATGCTGTAGTAAGTATAGTCGTAGCGAAATACTTATATGAAAGATTTCCAGATGAAAATGAAGGGTTTTTGACTAAAATGAGAACTAAATTGGTTAATGGTGAAATGTTAGGATTTTTAGCAGAAAAATTGAATTTCGGACCGTTTGCTATAATGTCCAGGCATATTGAGGATAAATGTAATGGTCGTACATCACAACATATATTAGAGGATATGTTTGAGGCTTTTGTTGGTGCTATGTTTTTAGATTTTAATGAAATTGATAATTATAATCTTTTAGATAATTTTTACTCTGGAATAGGATTCCAGATATGTGAAAAATTTATCATACATGTTATTGAAGAACATGTTGATTTTTCCGAATTAATTATTAAAAATAACAATTATAAAGAACAACTTAACAAATATTTTAGTGAAACATACCATACATCAATAAATTTTAGCGAGGCGTCTGTAGATGGTGGGTTAAATGATAGATTGTATACAGTGAATGTACTAGATAATAAATCAAATATTATAGGAACTGGTATTGGAAAATCTAAAAAGAAGGCAGAACAATACGCATGTAAAGATACATTAATTAAATTAAAATTAAATTAGAATATACTATTAAATTAAATATATGATAATATTATATGAAAGCAACATTAAAACATCCAAAAACTGGAAACAAATTATCTAACTCTGGTATGTCTATTGGAGATGGAAATTGTATTTTTCCTTTTACGTTTAAGAAAAAGGTTCACAATGAATGTGTAAATGATTCTAAAAGTGGATATGACTTCTGTGCAACAGAAGTAGATAAAAATGGAAAATTATTGAAATATGCGTTTTGTGATAATAGTGCTAAATCTAAAAAGAAACCATCTAGTAAGAAACCATCTGGTAAGAAATTATCTGGTAAGAAACCATATAGAAACAAAATACAAAATTACAGTCCAACGGGTGCATTGTATGGCCCTTCGGTATTGTCAAATATTAAAAACCAATCCAAAAAAAAAGAAAAAAAAGTAACCATGAATAATTCATCTAAAAAACGTGTATTAGAAAGTAACACTATGGCTACAAATGTTAAAATACCGACTAAATCATCAAAAAAAAAACCTAAATTTAAATTAATACCAAAGTTTGATATAAAATCGATTGATTCAAAATATTATGTACCTAAAACAGATACACTTACTCATAAGGTATGGACACTTCCAAATAAACAAACATTTCCAAAATGGTTTGCGAAACATTACAGATTGTACAATGCTGAAAAGAATTCAATGAGTAAAAGTAGTGGTGGTGATAAATTTGAATTATTTAAACATCAAAAATTAGTACGCGATTATTTACAAGTTGATAGTCCATATAGGGGATTATTATTATTTCACGGTTTGGGTGTTGGTAAAACATGTGCATCAATTGCTATTGCCGAAGGATTTAGAAGTGAAAGAGATATTGTTATTGTATTAAATAAAAGTTTAGTTAAAAATTTTAAGGTCAATTTGATGCAATGTGGATATGAATATTTTAAGAAAGCACAACATTGGGAATTCTTCGATAAAAGTAATATTAATATGATGACATACGCTAAAAAGATTGGTGTTACAGATCAATGTATTGTTAAACATGGTGGCGCTTGGTTAATTGATTTTGAACCAAGTACTAGACATAATTATGATACATTATCGGAAGAGGCACAATCGTCAATAGATAAACAAATCGAATTTATGATTGATAATAAATATCATTTTGAACATTTGAATGGATTGACACGAGACCGTTTAAGAATTATGTTTGAGGAAAGATTTTTTGATAATAAATTAATTATATTTGATGAAGTACATAATCTAACAAATGCTATATCAAAAACTACTCCTGGTGTTAGAGGTGCTGGACTAAAGAAATTATTAATGGATGCGATTGATGCTAAACTGGTTTTTCTATCTGGAACACCGATGATCAATAATTTATTTGAAATTGGACAATTATTCAATTTGTTGCGTGGAAACATAATTAATTTCCAATTTATATTAAGACCAATGTCAAATTCACTACCATTTGATAGTGTTATTGAACATTTAAAAGAAAATGAATTGGTTGACCTAATTATACCTAAAAAAAGTGATAATGTTATTAATTTAGTAAGGCCACCATATGGTTTTATAAATACTGAGGGTGGTGTTGTTAAATCTGATTTGAACCGTATAACAAATGATGCGTTCAAAAATTCTATGGAATCTAAGTTTAAAGAATATAATTATAATGTAAAAATGATTCCAACAAGATATACGGCATTACCAGATGATGATAATGAATTTATGACTAAATTTTATGATGAAGGTAGAAATAAATTAAAAAATACTGAATTATTTAAATCACGTATATTAGGATTGGTGTCTTATTTTAGAACAGAAGATAAAGAACTGTTACCAACTGTTACCACCGATGAAGTTATAGAAGTTCCAATGAGTAATTATCAATTTTTGGCTTATAGTGAAGTTAGAAAAGCCGAAATCGACCAAGATAAAAGTAAAACCGTATCTGGAAAGAAAACCAAACCTAAAAAATCAGATTCATCAGCATCATTATCGGATGGTATTAATTTATTTGAAGATAAAAAATCAAGTTATCGCGCATATTCACGCATGCACTGTAGTTTTGTATTTCCAGAATCTATACCACGACCATATCCTTCAACTATTTTAGATAAAACAGACAATCCATTAGATGAAGATGATGTAGTACAAGAGCGTGAAATAGATGTTGCCGACGATGAGGAAGCATTAGAAGGTCATGTCCCAGAACCAGTTGAACCAGCAGATCGTTTAGAATCAGATGAACCAGATTATGAAAGTGCTAAAGAAAAAGCATTAATTGAATTAGATGCTGATAAAGAAAATTTATTTACTATGGAAGAAGAAGAACAACTATTAAAATATTCACCAAAATACAATGAAATATTAAAAAGAATAAAAAGTTTAGATGATATAGGTGGGGGATTATCTTTTATTTATACTGAATACAAAACATTAGAAGGAATCGCTATATTAAAGATTATATTGAAGGCAAATGGTTATGCCGAATTTAAGTTAGAGAAAAATGAGTTTGGCGAATATATCCAAATATTTGAATATGACGATGATAAAGATAAACCAAAATATGCTTTTTGGGGAGGCGATGAATTAGAAAGTGATATTATTAGAAAAATATATAATAATCAATTTGATTTACTTCCACCTACAATTCGAGGACAAATGGAATCTTACAATAAACTAGATGAAGATGGCGATAAAGAAGGAAATAAACGTGGACAAATAATTAGTATTTTGATGACAACTAAAACTGGTGCAGAAGGTATAGATTTACAAAATGTTAGACAAGTACATATAGTAGAGCCATATTGGAACCCAGTAAGAACCGAACAAGTAAAAGGACGGGCTGTTAGAGTCAAATCCCATTCACAATTGCCTGAAAAAGATAGAACTGTTGAAATATTTACATATTTATCAATTATTTCTGATACAGATTTAGCATCTGATATTACAATAAGAGATGATAAAGGTGGAAAAACGTCTGATCAAGTTTTATTTGATATTTCCCATAAAAAATTAGATGTTATGAAACACTTATTACAACTTATTAAAGAAGCATCTATAGATTGTAATGTTAATTTGAATGAAACAAAGTCACCTGATAACGATTTCACATGTATGTCGTATCCATCAAGTGTAACATCAAATAATTATTCATATCATCCAAATATTAGAGATGATCATGTTGATTCTGAAAGAGTACGTAGAATTGAGAAAAAAGAAGTAGAATATACTTCAATTACATTATCTTTATTCAAACAACAAATAGAATTCAAATTAAAAGAAAGTGATGATGATAGAAAACCAGGATTATTATATTATTCTGAACAAATAAATATGGGTAATCCTCCAGGGGACCCTATTGGTTCTTATGAACCTAAATTAGGTGTAAAAAGTTTGATATGGTTTGATAAAGATGAACTAAAGAGGAAATACAAAAAAAAAAAAAGTAAATCTAAAAAACGAAGTAGTAATTCCAATTCTAAAAATGGGGGTGGTACCAAGAAACGTAAATATTAATTTAATTAATATTTGTTAATATTATAATGCGGTCTAAAAGAAAGTTTTTATATAAAACATATAATTAATCCAAAAAAATAGGTCAAAGATAAGTTGTACTAAAATGGAATCATAAGCAAGACGAAATTGTAGTGATAAGATAAACCTTGACAGATTTGAAACTACAACCTTTTAATAGATGTACTATGGACTACATTTATACTTTTTTGTAATTCTTCATATGAAACCTTTATATTATTCAATATAATGTCTCCTTTTTTAATATCTTCCCTCGTTATTTTGATATTATAATTTTTGTCTAAATAGTATATTATATTATCATGATCGTATCCTAATAATAATCCAATCAATATTTTGTGATTTATAATGGATATAGTATGTATAGGAATCCATAATAGTTTCATTAGTTTTAATGCTTTATTATAATTATGCGGAAGGAAAAAAATAGTTTTAAGATACATCCCTCCGGATTGTTTGTTGTGAAGCATTTCTAACCCTTTTTCATTACAAAAATCTATTACCTTATTTATTAACTCTAAGTCTAATTTTTTTAGTTTTCGTTTTCCATATGATGAAAAATCGAGTGCTGCTAATTCTTTATTATTATTCGCTACACTATATACATCACTAAACTCTCCAATAAGACATGATAATTCTAACAAGTTTGTATCTATTTTTTTTTCTGAAATTAATCCAATGTCACATACATTTCTATATTTTAATTCTAATGGATCCAAAACATTCATATATTTACAATAGTAATAATTCTTAAATCAAAAATTATTTAATCAAAATTATTTAATTAACCGTGTTATCCACCATATTCCGTTAGTTTACCCTTCTCTACTATTTGTTTATGTTTCAATATTTTAGCTCTTGCTAATCCTCGCCAATTATCTAATATTTTTTCTTTATTCGTAATTCTTCCATTACTATATTTAATAAAAATTCGTTATGTTTTGTATAAAAATCTGTATTTATAAAAATTGAATATGTTTGTTTAATTAATCATTTAAACATAACAGTACACTATATATAACAATGGCAAGCAATTATTATCAAAACAAAGTAGCAGATATGAACAATCTTCTTTATGATGCGGTTGAAAAGGCCATCAAACGTGCTTTGGCTGAAGTAGGTATGTCTGACAAGGCTGACGAAGTGATTGTCAAAATTATGGGATCTAAATTGAAGATTAAAAAACAAAAGGATCCACTGATGCCTAAACGACCAAAATCATCATTCTTGTATTTTTGTGATGAACATCGTCCAAAGGTAAGAAAAGAAAATCCAGAATTTAAAATGGCAGATGTGATGAAAACTCTTGGTAAATTGTGGTCAGAATGTAAAAACAAAGATAAATATGTTAAACTCTCGGCAAAGGCGAAAGAAGAGTATGAAAGTGCTATGGAGCATTATAATGAAAATAACTTTTACGAATAAATATTAGAATTCTATAAATAATAATTCTAAATAGTATAGAATAAAATTGATTTTTCTCTTTTTTTTATTTTTAAATTAATTGTATGAATATACATTCATTGATATGGTTTCATACCAAATTGACAACTTGATGTTACACGTTATTGGTAAAACCTATAATTTTAAAGAACAACTAAAGGTAATAGGTGGTAAATGGGATAGTAAAAACAATTATTGGACAATACCAAACAGTCCAGAAAATATTGAGTTAGTTAAACACATGATACCTAAAAAAAAGGTAAGAACTTGTGGGTGGTGTGGTGAACCAGGGCATAGTCAACCAAAATGTAGTATTAAATTAACTCAAACCTCTAAAAGATTAATGAGAAATCCTGGGCCACATTTTAAAAAATTAAATGGTACGCTATATTGTGGTTGTTGTATAATTGATGATAATGTTTCTGGAGTATCAATACCATTTCCTAAAACATGTCATAATTGTATTGAATGGTGTTGTAAATTAGCTGAACCAAATATTAAATATGGCTTTGTATGTTCTGTTCATGGAACGTCTGTAGAACAATTTTTAAATAACACAAAAGGAACTTGATAGTAGAATACATCATTTAGAAAATTGATTTAAACGTAATGTACTTTTTTTTATTAATGTTTAAAAGAAGTCGGTTAGTATTGTCACAATTATTTGATAATCATAGTGATTACATTGATAAAGATGTTAAAGTATGTGGATGGATAGAAACAATTAGAGTTCAACAAAAAAATGGCTTAGCTTTTATAAGTATGAATGATGGGAGTTGTTGTCAGTCCTTACAAATTATTTTAAACTCGGAAGAACCAGAATCAAACAACTTTGATACTATTTATAATGATGGTACAAAGGGTGTTTCAATAAGCGTAAGTGGTAAAATTGTTGAAAGTCCAGCAAAAGGACAAACTATTGAATTAAAATGTAGTTCATTAAAAATTCTTGGAAAAGTAGATACAACATCATATCCGATTGCAAAAAGCAAATTAAAACTAGATTATATTAGACAATATCCACATTTGCGTATTAGAACAAAAACAATAGCATCGGTTGCACGTATTAGGGACACAGTGTCGTTTGCTACACACACATTTTTCAAACAAAATGGTGTAAAATATGTCCATACTCCTATATTTACTGGGAATGATTGCGAAGGGGCCGGCGAAACATTCGAAGTATCAAATATGCTTGGTCAACCAGGAAATGAAACACCATTTTTTGGAAAAACAACATCATTAACTGTATCAGGACAATTACATGGCGAAACATATGCATGTGGTCTAAGTGATATTTATACATTTGGACCAACTTTTAGAGCGGAAGATTCGCATACAACACGACATTTGTCTGAATTTTGGATGATTGAACCAGAATTGTGTTTTATTGATTTCAAAAGTTTAATAGATATAGCCGAAGATTATGTCCGGTTTTGTGTCAAAACCTGTTTATACGAATGTAATTCGGAAATAGAGTTTTTCACAAAACATTATCAACCTGAATTAAAAGAAGAATTGGAAAAACTTGTAAATACACCATTTACCAGAATGACATACAAAGAAGTTATTCAACGCATTAATAATGATATTGAATGTGGATTGGCTATTATTAGAGATCCAACATTAGAACATAAAAAATTCAAAAAAATAGCGCGTGGAAAACATATATTTGAAGGTCCAGTTGGGACATATGATAAATTGTTACCATTAGATTATGATTTAGATTCTGAACATGAAAAGTATATGACATCAAAAGTTGGTGGACCATTGGTTGTAACTGATTTTCCAGCAAAAATTAAATCATTTTATATGAAACCAACTGTATGTGAAGATATTATTGATGGTATAGATGAAATTATTCCAACCGTTCAAGCAATGGATATATTGGTTCCAAATATAGGGGAACTTGTTGGAGGATCAATGCGTGAAGATGATTATGATGTACTAAAAGATAAAATGGATAACCTAGGTATTTCTATTCCATGGTACTTAGATTTACGGAAATATGGTAGTGTTCCACACGGTGGATTTGGATTAGGATTTGAACGATTAATTATGTATATTACTGGTATTTATAACATAAAAGATGTAATACCATATCCAAGATACCCTGGACATTGTGATATGTAAAACTTTTTAGAAAAAAGTTTAACAAAAAATATAATATTTTAGAAAAAAGTTTAACAAAAAATATAATATTTTAGAAAAAAGTTTAACAAACATAATCATAAAATTGATATTTATTTATTTATAATTATGTGTACAATCAATCATTTAAATGATTACTATATCTTTTGATAGTGGATGTGGATTTGCAGGTCAAAAAAAATTTTTTGAGGATTTTACTGAACTTTTACAACACAAATATTATGATGATATTATAGACATGGATTGTTCTCATAACAATTTGAAAACATTACCAACATTGCCATTAGGTCTTAAAACATTAAAATGTAACAACAATAATTTATATATTCTTCCAGAATTGCCATCTAGCTTAGAGTATTTAAATTGTAGTAACAATAAATTAGTAGAACTACCAAAATTATCAACGTATCTAATATGGTTGTATACAGAAGAAAATAATTTGATTAAACTACCACCTTTAACTAAATATATACGAATTATATATTGTAATAATAATAAATTGACTAATTTGCCAAATTTACCAAAGGATTTAAAATATTTGTATTGTCAAGATAATAACTTAGATAATTTACCAACATTACCTGATAATTTACATTATTTATATTATGAAAACAACCCAATATATAGTTTTATAGAAACATATTTTGAAGGGAGCAAAATAATGTATTTTGAATGGATGGAACTGTATAAAAAAAAATATGCTAACACATTAGGAGATTGGTTTTTAGAATGTAAATACAATCCAAAATACAAGTATTGTAGAGACAGAGTTAATGCCGACTATGATAGTTTGATTAATACTATTTAAAAGATATTTAACTATATAATCTAATATGGAAACTAAAATATCAATACTTTATCAACCATTGATTAGCACCAAAAAACAAAACAATAGTTTATGGTGTGCTATATGTACAATAGTATTAATAATAATAATATTTAGTATAACTGTGTCAATCATAAAACAAAAATTTAATGTTACTGTATGATTGAAGAAAATTGATTTTTTTAATTTAAATTACACCTTAAATAAATGACAACACCATTAAAACCACCGTTGTTTGATAAAGATGAGGATGACAATTGGAAACACTATTTAGATGAAAATGGATTTGTAGTTATCAAAAATGTATTGACAAATGATGAAAAAATTCATGCGTTTAATCTATTCAAAACGGATCTAACGGTTGTATCACCAAAGTTAGATTTTGAAGATAAAAATACATTTACTATAGAGAATTGCCCATTGATGTTTGGAAAAGGAATGGCTTTATTTAATGGATTTGGTCAATCAGACGCAATGTGGAATTTGCGGATTAATAGTTACATAAAGACTATATTTAAAAAGGTGTATGATTGTGAAGATTTAGTCGTTAGTATGGACGGATTTTCGATGTTTGTTTCTAGCAGTCAAAAATCAAAATCATGGCTACATATTGATCAAAATCCTAAAACAACATTGTATTCTATTCAAAGTTCTTACAATTTTCTACCAGTACAGTCTGAAAAAGATGCTGGATTTGTTGTTGTTCCAAAATCACACAAAACATATAAGCCGAAAGTAGAACATAAAAAAGATTGGTTTGTATGTCCAACCGATGAACCACATCTAGAAAATGTGCGAAAATTGATTATTCCAGCAAATTGTATTACATTGTGGAATTCTAAATTGATACACGCCAATGAAGGAATGGCTAAAGATAAAAAAATAGAATTTAACAGATTAACCGCATATATTTCATATCAACCAAAAATAAATAGGTCCACTAGTATATACCAAAATAGACTCGATGCTTACAAAAATAATGATACTACTTCACATTGGGCTACTAAATGTGAACTTAAAAAATATCCATGGGGATTTGCTCCAAGATATATGTCTCGGGGGTTTAATACACTCAAATCAAGAATGGATATTGAAACAATCGAAACACCAACACGTGTATTTAGTGTTAATAAAATTCCAATTGATAGATTAGAGTTAATTTAAAATATATAAAGACTTTTTTACTTTAATAACTATGGGAAATAGTTGTATTAAAAATAAAATAAATCCAGGTGTTGAAAGTAGTGTATTGAATTGGACCGCATGTCAAAAAACCGAATATTATCATTGGTGGCCAATGTGTGAATCAAATGAAAATGATATGTCTAATAATTTGTATGCTAAAGGAAATGCCTTGTACAAATATGACCACTTGTTTAACGCCAAGTCGGTACAGTATCAAAGGGACCATCATTATATATCTAAAGATTCAACTAGAATAGATAGAAATTGGGCTGGATTTTGTAACTATGCGTCTATTATGTCTTCATTGTATTCACATCCAAAATATGATGTGGTTGTTAAACATAAGAAACAATTTGTTACATTTTCTCCAAAAGATATAGAACAATTAATTGTTATAGCATGTAAAGAATCAATCAAACCAAATATGTCCTTATTTTTTGGTGTTAGAAATAATACAAATCTATCAAGCGAAGAACCATATCCATTAGAATTGTTGAATATGTTGAAAATGATGTGTAAAAATGATTTTCCATTTGTTATGGATATTGATAAAGGTAAATCTGTATGGAATTATCCATATGATTCTGTATCCGTAAATAAATATAAAACATGTCCATTACGACATATTGCTCCAGATAAAGGGAAAACTGACTATTATAATTTTAAAATAAATAGCAATGGTTATCCCGACCAAACCCAAAATTTATGGGGATATGTTAATACAGTACGGGATAAAAATGGACAGATTTGTGAACAAACTGAAAAATGGATTAGCGAATGTCATCCTGATTTTATTTGGTCTAAATATCCAATTGAAAAGCCATGGAATGGTATGTGTAAGTTAAATCCAGAAATAAATGCTAGAATTGTGTATGAAATATATAAATTATCACTACATTCATATTCTAATACATTAGTTATCGATTAAATCTATTTATAATACCTATATAGATTTTATATTGGTATAATGTACAATTTTATAAGTGCCTTGTAACTCTTCTAATGATATGTTTACTTTATGTATTATTTTTTTCATAAATAATACATCTTTTTTTGTAATAACTGTCTTATATTTTGTATAGATAAAATATATAATATTATCTATAGTATAACCTAACAGTAATCCAATACCTATTTCAAATTGTATATCTGTCATTGATTTATAAATTAAATTTGGATACCATAATAATGCCATTAATTTTAAGGCATTTTTATAATTATGTGGTAAGAAACATATCGATTTTAAATAACTCCCGCCTATTTTAGTATTATGAATCATTTGAATACCTTTAAAATTACAATATTCTATAACTTTATTTATAAGTGATACATTTAATTTTTTAAATTTTTTTCTACCATAGGCAGAAAAATCTAATGCGGCAAGTGGTTTAGTATTATTAGACACCGAATATACATCAATAAATTCGCCGATTTTGCTTGATAATTCAATTAAATGTTTATTAGGATTAAGTTCACTTACCCTACCCATATCACTTACATTTCTATATATTTTATCTAACGGATCCGTAACATTTAATACTTTTTTGTCTTTCTCTAATGATTTTGTTGTTTTACTTTGATTATTTGAATTATTAAGTTTAACTTTTTTAGTTTGTACTAATGATTTTCCTATAGTACCATTTATACTAACACATCTACCTGTTTTTGGATTAACAATTTTATCTTTAGGACATTTACTACTTTTACTACTTTTACTACTTTTACTTGGAATACATCCTGGGGGACAAATAGTATTCATATACTAATATAATATAATATAAAAAATAATTGGAATATTAGTATATTGTATCCTTTTTGGATGATTGTGAAGATTATTATACACATTAAAATTGATTTAAATATTGATAATAAAGTAAAAATATTACAATGACGATTATACACATTCCATATATTATTTTGAAACTTGGATACACCAAAAATTTATTGAAGGATCGAATATCTAATCCTGATATATTTGGTGATTGGGATGAAGAAACATTGGTTGAAGAAATACACAATCATGACTATTACTATAAAGTAAAGTATCCAAAATATCCAAAATCTGGTATAGATATAGAGAGATTATGCGAATGGGCAAAAGAAAACAGATATGTATCAGATGCTACAAATGAAGAAAAGATGAGTATTAAATGGGATGGTACAAAAGAACATTGTATCAAAAAAGGAATACAACGTGTTTTGTTGAGAAAACGATTAACACAATGGGTAAATAAAAAACAAAAATACACTAAGTCTGGGTCACTAACGAAAGATTCGCCTATTATTCCTCATATTAGTATGTTTTATAAAATTTTAGAATATGGTCCTGATAGATACGAATGGATTTTTCCAAATGAACTTGTATCTACAAATGTTTATTATTATAATAGAATATGGGATATGGATCTATCAACCCACACTCGTATTGAACCTACTATTATTTAAATATTTAAATATGTAAATATTTAAAAATAAAGAGGTAAAAATTCTAAGTTATTAGTGTTCAAATACTCTAATATATAATTCATTTGTAATATTTCATATCGTTGAGCTGTAATTATTTCGTAACATATACGTAGCATATGTGTATTATTAGTATGTTTTAATAATCTTTCACTCATTACTATAGCAACTTGGTGGTGAGGAATCATATGTTCTAAAAAACTTTTATCGGTATGTTTCATATGATTCATATGTGCGCTATGATTATTAGGTTCAAAGAATAAAGGGTCACAATAATAATTTTTTGGTTTTGACATACTGTTAAAAGATAATGAGGTTTTAAAAGTACTATCTCTATATAGTGTATTGTATTCGTTTGATATTTTTGGTATATTTTTTAAGACATTTTCCATTAGTGTAATTTCTATATTTTGATTAAATATTATGTTTCTATAAATATGTTGCATTGTTTTGCTTTCAGAAATCGGAATCATTAAATTGCACATATCTATGGCAACTTGGTGATGTGGTATCATATGTACTAAATAATCTTTATTTGATAAAAAATCATTACAAGGGTCTACTTTATTTAACTTGAACGATTCTCGTTTCACTATATATACTGATACATAAACTAAAAAAAATAAAAATACAATTAATATTAATTTTATCATACTATAATATAATATATATAATATAATTATTTCAGTTATGTTAATACAACATTTACCCAATCATTATCGTTTTCAAATGTATTTAGAATCCATTCTTCGTAAAGTTCATGCCATTCATCATTTAACCATTCTTCAAATTCAACATTATATAGTTGTGTATTTTTTAATGATTTTTTGGAAGGTTGAAATTCTCCAGGATAATCAAATTTTTTTATAAATGTAGTCATATAATTTTTAGTAATATAGTGTCCATTCAAATATTTATAAAACGCAGTTTCTTCATCAGGATAACCATATTCTTCAACAGTAATAGTATAGTTTGTTTCAAGATGTTTCCATAAATTGTATGGTGATTTTTTAACGCTTTTAAATGTGAATGAAAATTCTGTATCGTCTTCATCTAATCCATCATATACATAAATATTGAAATCTGATTCTACACCCCATTCGGATTGTTTAGCATAGTTACAATTACATGATAATGGGACAAATGAGTTGGCAAAATTGTGCCCGGTTGTTCCATTTTGAACTGATTTAATATACCATTGTCTAAATGGTTCAATGTCTCCTTTCAAGGTAGTTGTTCCAGTGTACATGTATGCCATTTTATTTATAATTCATACAAAAAGATATTAACAATCAATTTTAATCCTTATTTAAACATTTTATATAGTATAATTAATACATGATAGATAATAGGAGTATTTATTTAAATACTCACATTGTATCGCCAGCTCAGAAAAATGGGCTACATAATACATTTCAAACAATGAAAGACTATGAAAAAAAAGGCTTGTATCATAGATTAATACCCATATATCAAGACAAATATGGAAATTTGAATACAAATATAATTTTACCATATGTGAATAAAAATAATATAACAGATTTAATAATAGTTAATAATATAGATGACGCTGAAAGATTATCATCTAAACACGTTAAAAAAATGCCACATTTAGATCATATTTTATTTAACAGCATTATTTCTACTACATGTGTAGATGACTGGAAAAATCAGCGGTCACAATATCAACCAGCATTTAGTGTTCATACCGAACTTGTAAGATTGCTTCCAATTTCGGTTAAACGCGCGAAGTACTGTGTGGATTTATTGTGGGAATTGTGTGAATCTGGTTCTAAAAGTGTTAATATGAATGATTTTTTATTGAATGAAACTATGGCCCAATTACAATTGGGTATGTTTGGTGTGACGGATGATTTCCAGCTTAAAACAAATAAAAATATTAGAAAAGTATTTAGTGGGGAAAATAGACCCACATTTACACAAACCTATTTTAAAGAAATGGTTGACAATATGGATCAATGGAATGGACCATTAAGTAAAGTCTTTGATTTGAGTGTAGATAAAAAGGAATTGTTTGGTAATATTATTATTTTTTCGTTTGCTGGACATGATACAACTGGAAACACATTATCATGGCTATTGTATGAACTATGTAAAAATAAAAGTTGTCAATCTAAATTACACCATGAAATAGATTTATTTTGGATGACCCAAAAAAATAAAAATATAGAATACAACGATTTCAAAGGGTTACCATATTTAACTAAATGTATTATGGAAACCTTACGGTTATGGTCTCCAATTCCGAATGGAACCTTTAGAGAATTAATAAAAGATGATTATGTTGTTGGAAAAAATGGTAAGCATATTAAATTGCCTAAAGGAACATACATACAGATACCGAATTGGTCACGACATAGAAATCCTGATTTATGGGGGGATGATGTAAATACATTTAATCCAGACCGTGAATTTGAAGATGATGAACTATGGGAAAATAGTGTTATAAATACATACAATCCATCAACTCCCAGATTTAGTCCATTTACATATGGACCAAGAGACTGTATCGGAAAAAACTTTTCGCAAATTGAAATGCGAATTATACTACTATATTTACTAAAATCATACAGATTTTCTTTAACAAAAAAAGAAACAGTGACAGAGTACAATACATTTACGTTAGGTTTTTTGGATGGATTGTATATGGATGTCGAACGGCGTGAAAGTAGAATACAAGCTAAATTATAACTTAATACTTAAAATATTGACCATATATTCGTTGTGACGATGAATACATAGTTGTATTGATTTTATTTAAATGTGTTACGACCATATCACCATTTGTATTCGAATATCCTATCTTACTAAATCCCAATTCCAACAATTTATTAACACACAATCTACATGGCAATGAATTCTTAAACTTTTGATTCAGTTCGCTGACGCTCACTGCTTGAGGGGCGCGCACCACCCAAATAATATATTTTTTTAGATGGTTTTTGTATCCGTATTTATTGCTTGTTTTTTTTCTAATACGTTGATTTATTAATTTGCTCGCAACGGCAATTTCAGCATGGACGCTTGTGTGTATTTGTCCAAGTATAGTACTACGATTATGATTATGTCCCGATACAATAATTTTTGATCCTTTTGTTATAATAGCACCATGTCTAAAATTCATAGTAGAATTTAAAGCATGTTGATATGCTATTTCGCCGAACTTTGTTTTACGACACATCTTTCTTTTTCAACATAAAAAAAAACTTTATCAATTTTTTCAAATATTATGATTTTACTAAAATGACGATAAGAACTATAATAAATACTATTAATAATAATATAAATACAATATGGAAAGCATATTTACTAATAAGTTGTAGTCTTAAAGAAAGTTGTTTATTTCTCATTTTTGATGCGTTTGTTTCTAACATTGTTGGGATAGTATTGACATTTCTTAATGTTGATTTGCGCTCACTTATTTTTCCGATATGTTTTTGGATTAAATCATTTGATTCATCTATACTATCACTAATTTTTTCAGTATCATAATACGATTTTTTGTTTAGTCTTGGTTGGGCAAAATTCCATGAGTTATTGAAATTAGGTTTCCATATATCATGCGTATTGTGAATGATTGATTCATCTAATTGAATGGACCTAAATGTATTTGGTACTTCTTCTACTGACATGTATAACGATTCATTTGGTGATTCATTGTCTTCAAATTCATGGTATTCTATAGTGCTATTATCGAATTTTTCCATTCTAAATAATTAATAGTTGTTTTTCTTTAAATAAAATCTAATGTAATTATAATGAACAATAAATGTGAAGCGATTAGCGAAAAAATAAGAACCGAAGATTATCGTGCGTGTTGTCCATTTTTATGCAATGGTGGTAAAAAATGTTTACATATTCCTCTACATGAATGGTCTGAACCATTGGTCACCAAAATTATGGAAAATTTTATTATTAAAAGTGATGGAATAAAATTACATAGCGATGTTGCTAAATTGGAAAAATGTAAGAGTAGTAAAGCATACAAAAAAAATAGAATAAAATGCGATGGTCGTGGAGGTTCTGCTAAACAACCATTTTATGGATGTTTGAAAACTAAAAAAATGTATAAATATGGTCCAACAATAAACAAATATATGTTATGCGAATGTCACCATAACCAATTATTAGAAATAATCAAAAGATCTGTAAAAAATGGTTCAATATTGGGTGCGTCTAAATTATTATTGATTGCATCGGGTAGTAAATTCGACCCTGGAGGTGCATTATCAAAGTATAATTAACTTTCTATAATTTTAATAAATAAATAAATGAAATAAAAACGTTCATAAAGTTTTTTTGATTTTAATTTGCTAAAGCTTTTTTTCTTAAAAAGCATTATTTTTTTTGCTAAAATTTTTTCTTAAAAAACTTAGTTGGAGTATGCAAGGCCACCCATACCGCTCATGATTCGTAATACATTGTAGTTGATAGCATAAACTATAGTAGCAGTAGCATTTTCTGTTTGAACTAACTGGGCATTATCAATTCGTGAGAAATTGCATGTTCCAGATGGTTGGTGTTCTTCTGGTTTAAGAGCAAAAGAATACACGCCAATACCGTCATTAAAAGCACCTTGTGAATTATCAGCAGCAGTAAGACCGCCCGGACCACTATGATGTTGCTGAACTTGAACTCTTGAAAAATATCTCCAGTCACGAGCAGCAAATCTATCATGACCATTAAGTTTTAATTGATACGTTGCGGCAGCAGATCCAATTGGTTCTAATGTTCCATCAGTGGCATTAACACACCAAATTAATTCTTTAACTGGATGGTTAAAGTTAAGTTCTGATGTTACGGCGCGAGTAACTGATGTTTCTTGGACTTGTTCAATAAGGTATTCATGAGATTGTTGAGCGAATCTACGTCTTTCATCAGTATCAAGGTAAATGTAATCAACCCATAAATTGTTGCCAGTGGCCCCTACGGTGCCATAAACTGCTCCATTTGTACCAGTTACACCAAAATTATGATTTAAGATAATTTTTACTTCGTGATATTGGAGAGCAATAAGTGGGAGAGCAAGACCTGGATTTTTACAAAACCAAAATTGTAATGGAACAAACGTTTTCATTGCAGTTTCAGAGTCTGTAAAAGCACCACCCATATGTGACATATTTTGAAATGAAGTTCCGTTTACAGAATTGCCATCTACTTGTCCAACGTGTCCACTAGGATTAGGTTGAGTTAAATGTGCTAAAACATTCATAAATTGTCCAGTTTGTTTATCAATTTTTTGACCTCCAATTTCAAGTTCAACATCAATAATTACTGCGGCATTAGCATTTGCTGTATCATCTGCTGGTGTACCATCTATCTCCAAATACATTTTATGAATTAAATCACCATTTCGTGAAATAGTAGCAGTACATCTGGCAGCAGTTACGCCTGTTGATGTACCATTCCATGTTTGTTGAATAGATTCCATAGAGAAGTTAGTGTGTCTTCTATAAACTACTTTGAAGAAAGTAATTTGTGGATTTCCAGTAAGATAAATATCTTGAGCACCGTAAGCGACTAATTGCATTAAACCTCCTCCCATTTTATACTATAAGCAAAGAAAATAATTTTGTGAAAAAACGTAAATTAATTAATATACTTTTAGAAACAAGTATAAGAAAATATAATTATCTTTAGAGAAAAGTATATACAAATAAAATTTTAAAAAGCTTAGTTGGAGTATGCAAGACCACCCATACCACTCATGATTCGTAATACATTGTAGTTGATAGCATAAACTCTAGTAGCAGTACCAAATTCTGATTGAACTAACTGGGCATTATCAATTCGTGAGAAATTGCATGTTCCAGATGGTTGGTGTTCTTCTGGTTTAAGAGCAAAAGAATACACACCAATACCATCACTAGAAGCACCCTGTGCAGCAGGAGCAGCAGCGGTAAGACCACCTGGACCACTATGATGTTGATGAACTTGAACTCTTGAAAAATATCTCCAGTCACGAGCAGCAAATCTATCATGACCATTAAGTTTTAATTGATACGTTGCGGCATTAGATCCAATTTGTGCTAATGTTCCATCAGTGGCATTAACACACCAAATTAATTCTTTAACTGGATGGTTAAAGTTAAGTTCTGATGTCCCACCGGCCGCAACTGATGTTTCTTGGACTTGTTCAATAAGGTATTCATGAGATTGTTGAGCGAATCTACGTCTTTCATCAGTATCAAGGTAAATGTAATCAACCCATAAATTATTTCCAGTATTTAGTGCAGTACCAGCATTAAAATCATGATTTAAAATTACTTTAACTTCATGATACTGTAATGCAATTAATGGTAATGCAAGTCCTGGATTTCTACAAAACCAGAAATTAAGGGGAACAAATGTTTTACAGGCACCATCAGCATCACCAAAGCATCCTGCCATACCAGTTGTATTTTGAAATAATGTTCCAGTTGTAGTATCATTGTCTAATTCACCAACATGTGCCGAATGATTTGGTACAGTTAAATGATACCATACATTCATAAATTGTCCAGTTTGTTTATCAATTTTTTGACCACCAATTTCAAGTTCAACATCAGTTATATTTTGAGCATTTGGATTTGCCTGAGCCAGAAATGTACTGTCAAGTTCTAAATACATTTTATGAATTAAATCACCATTTCGTGAAATAGTAGCGGTACATCTGGCAGCAGTGTTTCCTGTTGATGTACCATTCCATGTTTGTTGAATAGCTTCCATAGAGAAATTAGTATGTCGTCTGTAAACGACTTTGAAAAAAGTAATTTGTGGATTTCCAGTAAGATAAATATCTTGAGCACCGTAAGCGACTAATTGCATTAAACCTCCTCCCATTTTATACTATAAGCAAAGAAAATAATTTAAAAAAAAAACGCTAATTAATTAAATACTTTTCTTGAAGATTAATACTTTTCATAAAGTACATTAAAATATAAATAAAATAAAAACTTTTTATATAAAATATTATTTCTTTGGTTTTGCTTTACTTTTTCTAAAAAGTATTTAGTTGGAGTAAGCAAGACCACCCATACCACTCATAATTCGTAATACATTGTAGTTAACAGCATATATATTTTCTACAGCCGCTGCAAGGTTTGTGCCTCCGCTAAATTCAAATTTGGCGGTATCGATTCTGGAGAAATTGCATGTTCCTGATGGCTGGTGTTCTTCTGGTTTGAGGGCAAAAGAGTAAACATTAATGTTCGAGGTGAGTGTTGACGTTCTGGCTTGGGTTGCTACATTAGAGTCAGGTGTTAATAATGAAATTCCATTTATTACTACTCTTCCGGCAGCTATTGCAGTATCAGCAACTACAGCAGCAGCTGATACTAATAATTTATCAAAAAATAAGACAGTGGTGGTTGCTTCAACTTCAATAGCAGCAGCATCATTGCCGGTGGTACCTTCTAATCTTCCTGTTAAAGTTGCTGTAAGTGTGCGTCCATTACCAAGTGCATTGTCATTACCATTTCCAAATGTAATTTGGTAGACACGACCTACTATAAAATTATTTGCAGCTCCAACACCATCAGTTACACAATAACCAGTATTAGCAACTGTAGCAGTGGCATCAAATGCGGTGGTTACATTATCTGCTCTATCTGCAAATAAAGAAACTTGCAGGTTCCCATCAGCAGTTACATTACCATCTGCACCAGCAGTAGCAACATCTTCTTCAGATGTCATAGCTGCTGCTAATATATTATTACCAACTGTTACAAAATTACTAGTTAGTTGAGCACTACTTGGTAAGTTTTGTCTTGGAACTGCAGTGTGGTGATCTAATGGCTGTCTGAGCTGGAAATATTCAGCGCGTTGCCCTGAAAATCTATCATGTCCATTAAGTGATAATTTAAGTGTTCGTGTACCCATTGCATTCAAAGCAGTTGTCCATACAAGCTCTTTAACTGGGTGGTTAAAATTAAGTTTTTGACTTTGTTGCGTGGAATTTTGTGTTTGGATTTGTACTTGTTCAATCAAATATTCATGTGATTGTTGAGCAAACCGTCTTCGTTCATCGGTATCAAGGTAAATGTAGTCGCAAAACACGGCACAATTTGATGCGACTGTTGTAATCCCCCAGGTAAACTTAAATTTGACTTCGTGGTATTGAAGAGCAATAAGTGGTAAAGCAAGACCTGGGTTTCGGCAAAACCAAAACTGTAATGGAATCATACAAACAGAAACACCTGAATCTCCACCAGCCACATTACCCCAATTTCCAACACCTCCAGTAAGAGCTTTAAGACCAATTGCTTTAGATTCTGATGTGCTTAATTCATTCATTACTTTCATGTATTGAACATTATGTTTGTCGATTTTTTGGCCACCAATTTCGAGTTCAACTTCATCCACAACATTATTTCCATCGCTTGTATTGGATCCTGCTGTACTTATAACACGAACATATACTTTATGAACTAAATCACCATTTCGTGAAATAGTAACAGTACCATTACCTCTACCAGTGTCTGATGTTTGTGAAGTACCATTAACAGTTTGTTCAATAGCCTCCATTGAGAAATTGGTGTGACGTCTGTAGACTACTTTAAAGAAAGTAATTTGTGGATTTCCAGTAAGATAGATGTCTTGAGCACCATAAGCGACTAATTGCATTAAACCTCCTCCCATTTTATACTATAAGCACAGAAAATAATTTTGGAAAAAAACGTAAATTAAACTTTTTTATTATAAACTATTCTTTAACCTTAATTCCTAACATATTATTGAATATATATTAAGAACTTACCATTGATTATTAATTAATGGATCGGAATATTACGGTATGTGCCACAGATTTGGCCGTTATAACTGGGCATAATCCATATAAAACTAAAGATGAAATTATACTAAAATATTGGCAAAGACATTTCAAATCTAGTTATGATGATTGTTTAGAAAGGATGAAATCTAAAAAAATTAAATTAAAAAAAGATGAAACCGATTATGATACTATAAAAAGAATCATTAAAGATAATAATATAACAATTGGTTCAGAACTAGCAAATTGTCTTAAATCTAACAATGTTGGTGAATTAAATAAGCATAAAGAAACTATTCTTAAATCGGTGAATTCTAAATTAAATCTTAAATCTAAAGAAGAATTTAAAAAATCATTTAACAGTTTTGCCAATACAAATTTCGGGGTTAAAAATGAAAATAAAGGGATTCAACTATATGAATCTACTACAAATAATAAAGTCTTAAAAGATACCAAATTTTATAAAACCGAATTATTCCAAATTCAAAATGAATATGACAAAGTGGATACATGGTTAATTGGTGGAAAAATTGATGGAATAATGTTGCCTGAAAATACGGTAATAGAAATTAAAAATCGCGTCAAAAATCTATTTTATACAGTGCGAGATTATGAAAAGATACAATGCTATTGTTATATGTTTTTATTGGAATCAAATACGACTGAATTAGTGGAAGTCTTAAAACAACATAATAATAACGATATTAATATAATTAAAATCGCGTTTGATGAAGAATTTTGGGAATCCCAAATCATGTTAAAATTAGAAGAATTTATTGCCGATTTTTACATTTTTCTTGAAGATCCAAAACGGCAAATTAATTTATTAAAATTAAATAATATTAAATCAAATTATTGAAAATTAATTTATAATATATTAGTATAATGCCAAAGTCTTGTTCACGTAAATCCGGGGGTTTTAAATCATTGCGTCAATTATTTAGTTCATCAAAAAAAGAGGCTGGTCGACGGAAAAGCAGACGTTCTCTTAAGAAAAGACATGAAAAATCTCGCAGGTCCCAACAAAAAAGACAAAGTCATCAATCTAGTTTGAAAGGTGGCGAGCGGAAATGTGGTCAATACAAATTGAAAGGTGGTTATAAATGTAATAAAGAACATAATTTGAAAGGTGGTGAGCGGAAATGTGGTCAATACAAATTGAAAGGTGGTTATAAATGTAATAAAGAACATAATTTGAAAGGTGGTGAGCGGAAATGTGGTCAATACAAATTGAAAGGTGGTACAATAATAAAATGTGAAGAAGGAGTAAATTGTTAAGTCTTAAAATTGTTTTGTTTGAACAAAATTATAATTATTAATTTTATCATTCATAGTATTTTCCAATTTATGTGTATCAGTATATTGTCTTTGAGGATTATTTATTTCTAAATTTAATGATTTTTGAGTATTTAAATTTATATCTCTATCTAAAGTAGAATAGTTCAATTTTTTTGAATCACAAATTTCTAATGATTTTAGTAAATTATTTAATTCTTTATAATCCATATAAATATTATTTAAAAAAAATTGAAATATATAAACATATTCATACATATTTAATGACCCATAAATTTTGCTCTATATTAGGACTAGCATGGCCATCAAGCCGAATGATTCCACAAAAAGAATATATTAAAAAATCTAAAGAAATATATTCTGTAGCATTAAAAAAAAAAAATAAAAAAAATATAAATGATAATCCATCTTATATGTTTCATAATAGCAGATTTAACTAATTATAAGATTTCAGTAATTCTTTAATTTCTTTAATATCATTTCTCAAATCACCATTATCTATAATAATATAATCATCATTTATTTTTTGTTGTGGATAATCAATTGCTCTCATATTAGAAATACCATTGTATACTTTACTACTAGTCCACCATAATATCCCAAATGATACTTCTAACATATAATAACTTAAATACAACAATAACATATAATAATAAATTATTATTTATCCTCTAAGTCGCAATACTAAATGTAATGTACTTTCTTTCTGAATATTATAATCAGACAGTGTCCTACCATCTTCCAATTGTTTTCCAGCAAAAATTAGACGTTGTTGGTCTGGTGGAATACCTTCCTTGTCTTGAATTTTAGCCTTAACATTTTCAATAGAATCGCTCGGTTCTACTTCCAATGTGATTGTTTTTCCAGTGAGTGTTTTTACGAAGATTTGCATTATACTATTATAATTCATAATATTTTTAAATCAATTTTCATAAATGCGTTTATTTTTTTGTATTAATATTTGAGATATGGTTAATGAATAAAGATATTAAATATAAATTTAAAAAATTATCACCGATGAATTATAAAAAATTAAATAAAAATATAGATGATTATTTCATAAAAATAGATAATAATTGGTTTAATTTGGTTGATATTTATGAGTGTATTAATTTAAATCAATTAAATCCAATTACTAAAAAAAAATTTACTATAGTTCAACGGCAAAAAATAAATAATCTGTACAAAGAGATTATTGAAATAGATACAAATAATAATGAAAAATTATTAACTGATTATATAGAATTATTTGAATCACAAATTAATGATCTTCAAGCCAAACAAGAAGAATTATATTCTTTATCACAAACACATCATCATGAAATAGAAAAATTAAATACTAAATATAATTAGGTTCTTTTTCGTTTTCTTTTTCTTTTTAAAGTGCGATTTATTCGTTTTCTTCCAACATTACCTTTGTAAGGTACCCTACCACGTTTACGTTTTTTACTATTTTTTCTCATTGTATTTAATTTAGTTTCTTCTTCTTTCAATTTAATAATTGTATTTAATAACGATTTTAATGATCGATTTATATTATTTATATTACTGTTATTTATAGTATTGTTATTTCTATTACATGGTTCCACCGTATTCAAATTAACTTCTTCTAAATTAATCGGATTACCATTGTTATGTAATAAATTTGCTAGATTATTAAATTCTGAATTTTTTTTACTATTATTAAATAGTTTTGTCAAATTTATCATATTATCATTATTGTTGTTACCACGATTATTATTGTTACCACGATTATTATTGTTATTATTATTGTTATTATTATTATTACCACGATTATTATTGTTATTATTATTGTTACCACGATTATTATTATTGTTACCTTTTTTTAATAATTTTAATATATGTTCTAATTCGCTATTATTAATTGGATTGACCATATTATTTGTTGTTTTTGATTTCATTTTTTTAACCATTCTATTAGCATTATTATTTGAATTATTGATCCTTGGTGGTGTTAACATTTTTACTAAATTTTCAGAATTCATTGAGTGAACATTATTTTTTCTAGATTTTTTAAGTCTATTATTTAATGTATTTTCTACAGAATTATTTTCACATGGTTCAACATTATCATTTAAAAATTTAGAAAAATTATCAACACTTCGGTCGCCTTCAAATAATCGTTTTTCTTCTCCATTAGAAATAGCCATTATAGTTGGATATCCATTTACATTTTCAGATAAATTATTCATTACTTCATCTTTTTTTAAATCACTAATTTTGAATATATTATGAGTTTCATAATATTTTGAATAAAATGTGTTCCAGATATCTTTCATATCTTGACAATGACCACACCAATCAGCATAAAACCATACTAAACAATCTTCGTTATTTGAAATTTTTTCATTCAATTCCTTTACTTTGTCTTTAGGACATTCCACAATATTATTATTATTATTATTATTATTACGATTTACATTATTATTAATATTATTATTATTATTATTACGGTTTACATTATTAATTAGAAAACTATTCAATGAACCTAATGTACGCTCATCTTTATGAATATTTGATGGTTTTTTATTTGAAACTGCCATTATAGTTGGAAATCCTTGTACTTTTGCTCCTAGATTATTATCAACTTTATGTTGATTAGAATCGCTAATTTTGAACATGTTGAATTGATTTGCGTTTTTTTTGTATAATTTCTCCCATGTTTCTTCCATATTTTTACAATGACCACACCATTCGGCATAAAACCATATCAAACAATCTTCTCCATTATTCATTTTATTATTCAATTCATCTACATTATCTACAGGACTATGTCTCATATAATAAACGCAAAGAAAATAATATTTAATTATCAGAATTATAAATATCATAATAAAATTTAAAATCATAACTACTAGATTTATGATATCCAACGACACATCCTAGGGAACCTGGGTCACCATTACAACAATCATATTTATTTGTATTTTTAGTTAACATATATTTATGTGATTTACATGATGTATTTGTATTTTCGGAAAGTGTATATCCAGCATTACACGAAATACATGTAAATATATGATTATTAAATTTAAAAGTATTCTTATGTTTTTTTTGAACATTCTTTATTTCTGTTAATAACCATTTTGGAGCACACCACATATCACACAACATCTCTAAATAATTATACGAAACATTATTATGAATAATCAATCGATTGAATCTTAATGAATCAAATATAGATAATACCACCTCTTTATCTTCCCATATCGAATATTCATCTAATTCGTCAAACTTTATTAAACTTGAAAAAAACCAATCTACATCTAAATAATCCTCAAAATATTTTTTTGGTAATATAAGTGTACCATTTCTTAACTTTAGTGTAATAGACATTGATTATTTACGACAATTTATATTTAAATAGAACTTTTTATATTGTTAAGAATATGATATTGGGTATCTGAATTAAAAATTGGATCATCCGGCCAACTATTATAGTTATTATTTGGAATATTATTATTTTTTACATGGTTTGTCAAATCTACTGATTTAATTTTATTACATACTTGTGTAGTTATTAATGGTTCTACATCTGAACCAGCCGAAGATGACGTGAAATATTCATGATTTATAAAAGATAATGCTATTATTATTAATATTATTAATACTATAATAAATGGCTTTAAATTACAGTTCATTATTAATATATAATATTTTATTTAAAAAATATTCACACAATTACTATAATATGAATATTATTAAGCGTATACCTACTTTTTTAAGACATTATTCAACACAGACATTCAAAGGTGATACTATAATATTATCAGAAAAATATAGTCCAATGAAATGTAAAACGGTGTTGGAAAAAGATACTATTTCAGTATTAGGATATGGTCCTCAAGGTCGTTCGCAATCTCTTAATTTACGAGATAATAGACATAATGTTATTTTAGGATTACGGAAAGATGGAAATAGTTGGTATAAAGCTGTGGATGATGGTTGGATTCAAGATAAAAATTTATTTAGCATAGATGAAGCTACACACAAAGGAACCATTATTAAATATTTAATATCTGATGCCGCCCAAATAGATCAATGGAATAGTGTTAAAGCTAATTTAAAAAAAAATAACACATTATATTTTTCTCACGGTTTTGGTATTCATTACAAGAAATATACCAATATTGATCCACCAAATGATGTAAATGTTATTATGGTATCTCCTAAATGTTCTGGAAAAACAGTACGAGATAATTTTTTAAATGGTCGTGGATTTACATCTTCATTTGCGGTTTACAATGATTATAATGAGGCATTTAATAAATGTATGGCAATAGCCTTTGCTATTGGAAACAATTATGTGTTCGAAACTACATTTGAAAAAGAGGTTATAAGTGATTTAACTGGGGAACGATGTATATTGATGGGCATGATTCAGGCGGCATTTTTAGCACAATATAAGGTATTGCGTAAAAATGGACATTCTCCATTAGAAGCATACCATGAAACAATAGAAGAAGCATTAACGAGTCTGTATCCTATTATTAATGAAAATGGAATGGATTGGTTGTACAAAAATTGTTCACAAACCGCTCAACGTGGTGCTATAGATTGGACAAATGTATTTGAACCACAACTAAAACCAATGATACAACAATGCTATGATAGTGTTAAAAATGAAACCGAAATAAAACGTATAATAGAATGTAATGAAAGTCCTGACTATCAAACTATATTACAAGAAGAATTAGATGCTATTTCTGAACAAGAAATGTGGCAAATAAAGCAAAAATTAAAAAAGTTAAATAAAAATAAATGGGATGGATTTTTGTTATAAAATATTACTAAATAAATGATGTTTTACATTGTTTTTTTTCTTATATTTCTTGATATTTTTATTTATAATAGATGAAATAGTGGTATATACATCATCAATAGTTCTATCATTATGCTCTACATTTAACGTATTAATATAGTCTAATATTTTTCCTTTTAAGAAATAAATATCTTGAACATCACGGTTTAAATATACGTTTTTCTTCTTCAAAAATGTATTTAATTTTTTAAAGTTTGTTTTAATTTTTAGAAATAAGTTATTGTTGTCATAATGTTCGATTTGTTTTAGTACATTATCTATTTCATCGTTAACTTTTAATGTGGTATTTTTTTGTGTTAAATTTTGCCACATATAATTTTTGATATAAAATACAATAGCAATCGATATCAATATTAAATATATTAAATTCAAATCTTTTAATCCATATTTTAGAAATATAAAAACAAAAACAACGTATACAATATAATTCATATCTAAATTAGATTTTATACTATCAATGTTAAATTTTGATATATCCATACTATTAATATAGAAATTTATATATATTATATTCCTTAGTCTTACTTACTAAAAATCCAATTGTAGTATCATTTGTTGGATTACCATACACTTCTATAATATCATCTAATTTTTCTTTACCATAATAATGAATTAAATCTTTTTTAGAATTCAATTCAGACGTTGTTTTTTTACGGTTTATATTTCGAATTAAATATGACGTAAATAGTTTTTCTTGTAGTGTATTTACATTGTTATATTCTAAATACATTACATTCGATTTTTTCAAAAAAGATGGGTTAGTATTAGGTCCAATTCCATTTACTTTAGCATATATAAAGGCTTCATCTGGATTGCGACCTTTTCCATATATAGCATAGTATGACATTTATTTACATTTGTTTTTATTTAATACTTGAATCAATTTTAATGTGATATATTATATTATGGATAAAGAATGTATTGGAACTAAATTGATTGGGACAACATTTAAGCCATCCGAAACTACACCAGATAAATATGGTTATACAATAACAGACTATGATGAACAAAATAAAGTGTATATTTGTGTAAATATAGCCAGTCATCATCAAGGTATGTATGGTACTCCATTTCCATGTACATTTGTGGATAGTGTATTAAATGAACCGTGGCAGCTGGAAGCACCAAAGAAAAAAGCACCAAAGAAAAAAACATCGAAGAAGAAAAAATCGAAGAAGAAAAAATCGAAGAAGAAAAAATCATCAAAATAATAAAAGAGAAAATTAATTTAAATTAATGACGTTCATAAAATTGAATACATTTTTTCTTTATGTTTAAAAGAAAACATAAAATTATGTCTAATAGAACTCCAATTTCTCTTGCTGGTGGTGTTAGTGCTGTAGGAGCATTCAATATGATATCATATTCTGGATTAGATGAAATTGATGCTTTACTTGAATTGATTGATAATGCAATCGATTGGCGACATAGTGGTCGTGTATTGAATATACGGTTTGTTGTGAATAACCATGATGAATTGCTGATTATAGATAATGCTATGGGAATGACAGTAACAAATTTCAACAAAATGTTTATGCTTTATAATCAAGATTTGGATGGTCCTCAAGGTAGAAGTGGTATTTGCGGATATGGAACGAAAGCAGCATTAAAGAAATTATGTAGTAGTGAAAAAACTAAACATAGTATTATTACTAAACATGACGATGATAATTATTATACCCAAACGACTGATTGGAATCAAGTCACTACAATGGATGAAGCTTTTCCAATATACGATTCATCGCCTGAAGAAATTGGATTGTTTAAACAATACAATAACAATCAGTCGGGTACTATTATTAAAGTTGGATTGACTGAAGACTTGAGACAAATTCTTGATCAACAATTTGAAAACAAAATTGAAAAGGATTTAAAATTAAATAAGTATTTTAGTATTGTTTATAATGTTCATAACGACATTAATATTGACTATAAATATAAGAATAATATTACTAAACCTCTTGTATTTGTATCATTGTTTTCCCAAGAAAATGAACAATATTTGAATGGGATGGATGGAAATAAACGAATTATTGTTAGAATTAAATACAATAAAAAAACACAACAAGAACTAGTTTATATTAAAAAAAATAACAAATACTATTATATTCATAAAAGAGGTGGAAATTGTCCATCTAAACCTATTGGTCCAAAAGACAATTTACCACATATAAGTATTGATGAACATCATGAAGAATTAGAATTTGTGCAACATTTATGCTGCTTGAAACCAGTTAAAGAGTATTATAATCCAGAAAAACCATCATTACCATGTGAAACAGGTCTTACTTCCCGAGATAACTATCGAACACAATTTTTTGGAACATCTATAAATAATGAAATTAATGGAAAAATGTTAGTATGTAGAAACGATAGCATTATTGGAAATATTCCTATTGGAAAAATTGCGGTTGCTTGTGGAAAAGGAACTGCTAAAGATAAATTTCAAAAGATTCATGTTTCTTCGCAATTAGATTATAATACAACAAGCAACCAAAAAGATGTATCTGATTTTTACATGCACACACAAAAAAATAAGCATCAATATGAGAAAAAAGATAGTCGAAAAGCCTTGTGGAGAATGTGCGATTATAATAGAGAAGAATTTTCAAATGAACTATGGTATTATATTGATACTGAATCACAAAATTATACTAAAAAAAAAGCAATTGATACAATTTCGAATGCTTACAGAGTATATAAATTTAAAGAACATATACAAAATAAAATAAACATCAAAATCGCATCACATCAAACACACGTATCAACTGTTTCTAGGTCTCCATCACCAGTACCAAGTAATCGATCATCGGAACCATTGGCTTCTAGTTCTCCTTCACCAAGTAATCGATCATCGGAACCATTGGCTTCTAGATCTCATTCACCAAGTAATCTATCATCGGAACCATTGGCTTCTAGGTCTCATTCTCTTGATCCAGTACCAGTTCATGTACAAGTACCAGTACCATGGATGTCTCATGAACCAATCGTAGAAACACATGATGAAATACAGATAAAACGTATTAAAATTTTGACACAAGATGTATCTCTCAATCAAGAAACACGGTATGCGTTGAATTGGATGTTGGAACAATATGAAATCAAATGTAATGAAATTTTGTAGATATGACCTTCTAAATATATTCATTAGATTTTATAATTAAATAATAGTCGCTTTTTTATTTTATAACTAAATGTGTATGGATATTAGAATAATAAAATAATAATGCAAAAATAAACCATATTATTAAACTAATTATGGTGACTTTAATTACCCCATATTTATCATTCAAAAATCCACTATATTTCATAATATAAATAAAAGATACTTGCCATATGACTGTCAAAAATAAATATGGAATTGCAATATATATAAAATTACAGATTTTATCATTTTTTACATTATTACACCACAATATTATTATTGATGGTATTAATATGATTGGGGCTGCCCATACAAGAGCCCCAATTTCTGGTCTAATATATTTTACTATGTATGTTATTGATGATAGTAATATACCACCAACAATAAAACTAATTAATAACTCAATTTTAAATGTATTCATATATAGTTATAAATTAGAAATAAAATCTTCTTTCATTACAATTGGAATTCCAATAATAGTTGCTTTTTTAACTTTACTTGAATTACTTTGTTCATCTTTAACAATCACATAATGTGTCTTCATGTTTACATCTCCTTGAATTATCCCACCATTTTCTTCAATAATAGTAATTAGATTACTATCTCTAAAGCCAGTTATAACAAAGTTTTTATGTTCTATTTTAGGATTTTTTTTTAATTGTTTTTTAGTTCCATTTTCCACACAATAATATTTTAGATTCAATGATTCTAAAAATACTTTGAAATTGTCAAAATTATCTATAAATTGTTGGGCTGATTTTGTTTGAAACCCATCAATATTTACTATTTGTTCTAATGTTATTTTAGTATCCATCAACGATGGATATGTGTTCAATATTTTTCTAAATTTTTTTATACCAAATCCACTATTGAATTCTAAACTAGCAACCATTAATAACCCTAAATAAATAGGCTTAGACACAACACTATTTATTGATGATACTATTTTAGATGATAATGTTTCCTTGAAGCCATCTATTTTCAGTAGGTCAGATTTAGATATCGAAAGTATATCATTAATTTTAGTATAACCATGGTCATATAGTTTACTAATTATACCGACACTCAAATAGTCTATATTTATTGTTTTTATAAAATGTAACAATTTCTTTTTCTCAAAATCGCTATCAGCATGTATTGAAACACAATGTAATTTATTACTATCCCATGTATAACCTGTATTAGGCATTTTAGGATACGTATCTTTCAATACTTCTACAATATATGGTATAACATCACCACTTAATATGACTCTTATTTTAGATTCTGGACCAATACAATTATTGAAAATATACTTCCCACTAAATCCAGTACAATATTCAACCATAGATCCTAAATCTATTTTATCAAATTTTATTCTTGGAATCAATATACCATATTTAGATACAGACCATTCAACATCTTTAACAGTTGTTATTTTTCCATAATTATTTGATTTAAATGCTATACTATTTTTAGGATTTCCTTTGGTGCGTTCATACAATTTATCATGTGTAATAATAATACCATCAATATCATATAATGACTTTTGTTTGTGACTCTCCAATAACTGTTTCAAATAACTATCATTATCACTTTTCCAGTGTATTATATTTGAATATGTTGATAGTGTCGTATTTGGTGTTTTAAACCCATTTTTTATAGCATAATCAAATTGGGATGTAGGTTTCATTTTAGGTTCAATAACCTCAAACAACACAAAATCTAAGATACTACATAATTCAATACCTTCTTTTAATGCTGTTAATCCATTAACCATACTTCTAGCAGATGTGTATATTCCACGATTTTTTTCAAACTTATCTTTCGAAATAATCAATTCACCACGCACACACATATTAGTTGATGAAGGCAGATTTAAATATGGAATTAATGCTGATATATCTCGACCATATTCACCATTACCCCGTGTATACATTGTATTATTTGTATATAATACTGATATACCATCTAATTTATCACTAATTACAAATGAATCATTGGTATTGTATTTAGATATCCATGTATTAATAGCATCTTTTGTTTTAATTTTGTTCATGCTACCCATAAAATAAGGCAATTTTACTTTATCACCCTTTCCTTTAAATCCTATATTGGTTAATGCTGGATTTGTATAATCACGGGTTTCTAATTCATCTATTAATAAGTCGTAAATATAATCACTTATTATTGGAGTATCATCACCATAATATAATTCAGAAGCTTTAGAAATAATTTTTTCTAATTCTTTTGTTGTGGCATTTTTAGAAAAATCAATTGGATTTGATTTTATATAATCTATGTTCATTTAGATTTAATGATTAATTATTATTTAAATCCTTTTATCAATTTTATTTCAATATTGTAAATTTATGTCATATAATAGACGTCTTATAAGATTTAGTCTATTATAATCATGTGGATAATGTAATATTATCAAATTTACTTAATATTTAGCAATTTAGCAACAATCTCATTTTACACTTTTATACATGTTATACTATAATACACGAAATAAATTAATAAGATAAATTAATAAGTAATTTATAGATAATCCTTAGAACTAATTGTAATGGATGAATCAAATAAAGGGTGGGATACTGAAAATGTTAATGTGGTAAATTATTGGATGGATTATTTGTCATATTGTTGTCTCATTTATCATTTTTATTTATTCAAGTTAAGAAAAATAGAGAATTATTGGGCTTGGTTAATTATAGTCTTATCGGCATTAGCATCGACATTATCGTTAATACAGTACAATAATACTAGCCAATATTTGGAAACAGTCGTTAATATATTGATAACTATATTTACACTATCAACCACATTAATATCAGCATGGATGAAAAAGCAAAACTATGTTGAACATATATCCGAATTATCCAAATACAGTTTAAAAATTAATAAATTAAAAGGAAATGTCAAATCAGTTATAAAAGAACCAGTTAAAAATAGAATATCATATGATGAATTTATAAAATTATACAAAGAAGATATTATAAATTATATTTCGGTGCGCCCATTGATTAGTCCAAATGATTGGAAAGAAACCATCTATATTATTTCTAAATATTATCCAGAATTAGCAGCATACGAATATCCTTGGAATAAGATACCAAACTATGGTAAAAATGCTATGGAAACCTATAAAAATATGAAATATAATAGTTTTTGGAAAAAGTTGAAGCATGGCTATTTTTGTAAATGTATTTGTAATAACAATGATAGTATAGATTTAGCCACCCGAATACTAAAACAAGATATAGTATTTTACAGAACATTATCGGAAAGTGATTTTGATTGTAATCATTATAGTTGTAATATTTATGATAGTGATATACATAATATTAAAAAAACAACTATAAATAACAAAAAAATCAAAAATATTGATTTCAACATGGAAAATGATTCAAGTGATTCCATATTAACGAATACAGAATCTGTAATGATTCCGAATGAAACCACATCAGTATAGTTTAGGTTTCTTTTTCTTTTCGATAATATATAGTTATTTCAATATCATCTTTTTTAGTAATCCCTATCCAATATATATAATGGTTTTTGTATGTATTTAACCATTTATCTATAGTTTCAATATTACACTTATAATTCGATAATAATGATTTTATTTGGGATTTGTAATCATTTATTTTATATGAATCTATAGAAAAATGATATGAATTCAATATATAATTGTGTGTTTGATCATATTTTTTATATACTGTTGTTTCGTCTTTTATATTAAATAAAGTGTAAAATAATGATGATTTATCAATTCCTATAAAAGTATCTAATTCGGATTTTTTAAAATGTTCAACACCTTTATAATATCGCATTGAATATTTATCATTACGTTTTTCCACACCATATATCATATTATTAAATTCAGTTGTAATATATATTTTTGAAACATTTGTATTTTTATCAATACCATAAATTAGTTCAAATTTATCCATTGTTTTAAACATATTATTGTAAAAATAGACCAATTTAGCATCAACCTTATGTTTTTTAAAAATATTTTTAAAAGTTATATCATTATCTAGATTATGTGTATACGCATAAGTAATTCGGTTATTATTGTAGGGTTTATGACGTGTAAATTTGATTGATTTTTCAATAATGGTACCATCTTTTGTATAAAAAAAGTAAATTAATAATAAACTTAAAACTAATATAAATAGTATAATCATATATAAATAAAATATTATAAATATAATAATTAATGAGTGATTATAGTTTTATGAAAACTGGTTTTGATAACCCTGTATCGGATACCCTATTAGAAATTGACCTTAAAAATATAGAGATACTATTATCATTATTTATTGGAAATGCTATAAAAAATGCCTCAAAATATATAAAAATATGTAAACGATCTGGTATCACCAAAGATGATATTGTACATGGATTAAGATATGAAGTATTTGAATTTATAAACCGAAAATCATTACATGATGATATACAGCAATCAATGGATGATTATTCTAATTGGGATTCTGATGAAGAAGAAGAACCTTTTTTTGAAGATGAATGTATTGTAGATGATTGTGACATTGAACCTTTTTCAAGAGTATTAGAACACGATATATTAGAAAAAGATGATGAATTTGTCAAAAAATTTCACAATTATTATGATACTTGGTCTCAATGGATTCCAGATACACCAATGAACAAAATATTGAAAAATGCGATTGATAAATCTAATTTATAGAACAAAAATAATTAACATTAATATTAATATTAACACCGAATCTAATGGAATAGACTTGCCTATAATTTCATATGGTTCAGATGTATCGTGTATATAACTCATTTATAAATATTGAAACAAAATATTTTAAATCAATTTGATAATATTCAATGATACTATTATCATTAAATATCAATAAAAAAATGACTTAAAAATAAGTATATTTACTATAGTAGTAGACATCGTGTCCGAGTGGTTAAGGAGATAGACTTGAAATCTATTGGGCTATGCCCGCGCAGGTTCAAATCCTGCCGATGTCGAAGATTATATGGCCGAGTGGTTAAGGCGATGGACTGCTAATCCATTGGGCTCTGCCCGCGCAGGTTCGAATCCTGTTATAATCGCATTTGTTCTGTTAGTGTAGTGGTTATCACGTTTGCTTTACACGCAAAAGGTCACTGGTTCGAACCCAGTACAGAACTTTATGGTAAATTGCCATCAATTATTTATATTTCTATATTATAGATGATATATTCTATATTATTATTCATTGTTTTGATTTATTACGTTTTAAATTTAAAATATAATGAATATTTTACACTACCAAATTCGCATAATTTTTACATGACATATCGTAATTATATTGATGGAAATTATAAATATCCTAACATGAAACCTCTCAATACTATTGGACTATCTAAAATTTCAGATACTTGTTTTAGTGATAATTATAATAAATGTATTTATTCTAATAATAGTAAAAATATGTGTCAAATAACATCATTAGTAAATTGTGTGGGTCCATCTTCAATATCTGGAAAAATGTAATTGCAAACTTTTGAATTTATATTCAAGTGTTAAAGTACAAAATCTATATTATAAAAATCATGTCCTCTTTATAATATTAGCCTTTTGATATCACGAATACCACCATCTTTTAATATATTTTATATTATCTGTCGTTGGTTCTAAACCATCAATATAATCTTTCACTACTAATTTTCAAATTACATTCGGATCACTTCTTTTGAACTGGTGTTTCACACCCTCCATATTGTTTATTAAACATTTTATGGATTGAATTTGGTATACTAAATGCGAATCCAACTTATAGATAATAATCAAATAAATTTTTTTCATTTTTTCAAACTTTTTTTTTGCCCCCCCCCCCTCACTAAATTTTTTTTGTGCTCATTTAAAAAGTATATTTATTTATTTCCTTATATTTTTTAATTTATAATATATACGA